GCGGTCTCGATATCAATCGGCCTATCGGTGATTTCATCCCCTGATGGGCCAATGGTAAAACTAGCCGCAGTCGTCATGGCATGAGATACTGAGCTTGCTACATAAGCAAAGGCTTGGTCATTACTCCACAATTCCATCAAGCGATTCAATGCGCGTAAGGCATCGTCAGCCATTGATGCTGATGGTGTTTCATCCTCGCCGAGCACGCCAATCTCTTTTAGCGCGTCATAAATAATGGTTTGTGCAGTTGCCATATACCCTCCAATAGTCTTTATGACAGAGCCTCTTGCAAAGCCCTGTTAAAAAACTACTAAGCCTTAGCCGTTACTAATCCTGATGGATTGAGAATGCTCCAATCCACATAAGTATCAGCAGTTGCATTAGCTGTGCCGTAGATGGTGAATGAACCAGCAGCAGGCACGATACGCTCAACACGCAGCAAAGTACCGTCAGCCGCAGCTTGCGCCACTACTGCAAAGATTTTGCTGTTAGCGTCAACTTGGCTATTGGTTACTACAACAGATGAAGCCCCAGCAGCGATAGCCACAGTGCCAGAGTTAAGGTTGTTGGTCTGAGCGCCATTGGTCAATGCAGCACTTGAAGTCGTTGCAAAACCCTGCGCGATTAAAGCAGCCTCTACCTGAGTAGAGAGCTTGACTACTGAACCGGCAGCTAGGCCAGCGTAGCCTTTTGATAAAGCGATGGTCATATTGATTCCTTAAAAAAGAAAAGCCCCAGTTAAGGGGCTAATTGATTACAGAGCGTATTTAACAGCCAACTCAGGGTATGTAGCAGCCCAGGCAAAAAGAATGTCGATACGCATGATGCTGTTGTCATTCACACCATCGTAGAACTCTGTCACTTTCAGGTTCAAGCCTTTATAGCTTTCCTGTGCTACGTCAATCACACCTTTACCGCCTGGAGGTGCCCACAATGGCACTGATGCCAGAGTGAATGCGTCTTTGTGGTAACCAACTGATGTGCTGTAGCTGGTAGATGCTGCACCGAAGATAACGAATGGCTGACCAGTTGTAGGTGATGCTGTTACGTTCTGGAATGCGCCAGATGTTACGATAGCTGGACTAATAGGCAGTGATGTTGCACCTTGAGCCACGTCAGCAGTGATGACAAACTGAGCCAATACGCCGGTAGATTGACGTGATTGTGGATTAACGGCATACACGCCAGGCAATGTGATAACTGTGCCCTTAGTGATAGTACCTGCACCAGTTGCCGCTACTGTGATAGTGGCGCCAGTCTGGTTTGCACCGTTCACGTTTGAAGCTGTACCAGCACCGTTTGAGTGTGTTGCCACGTTCTGATCCATTGCATAGCTCAAGCCCAGTGAATCAACCATCACGCCAGAGCCAAACTGCTTGCTGATTTGTGATTGACCATTGAACAGACCAGCAAATCCAGTCACGAAGTTAGCATTCAATGCTGGTGATAGAGCCAGTGAACGTTGACGGTCACGAGGTGCGCCCATCTCATCAAGTCTGCGGTTAATATCAGTTACAGCACCGATAGCCAGAGCTTGTGTGTTTGGTGATGCATAGGTTGAGTTCAATGCGTTAAACACTGAAGTGCGAGCTAAATCCAAACCTTGACGGTCAATCTCGTTGGCTACGGTTGCCATTGCTGCTTGAAGTTTTGATTCAAGTTTAGTCAATGACAAAGTACGCTCTGCACTTGTAAAGTTCAGGTCAGTACCGCCTTGAGATAGTGTCAATGGAATGGTGCTTTCAGTGGTTGACTGAGGCACTGCCACACGGCCTGCACGATATGTGTAGCGTGGTGGTTTTTTGATGTTGATGGTAGAACCAGGCGCATAGCCACGTGACATATTGCCAGTGAACTCGTCTTCCCAGTCGCGGTTTACGTTGGCAGAAAAGCCCAACATGTTTTCTAAAATTGCCAGTGATTCTTTTGCAACCACTGAGCAGGTGACTAAACTATTAGACATATTATTTCCTTTGGCGCTTCACAGCGTTAAAAATGAAGGGTGCTCGGCGCTTCACAGCGTTAGAGCGTTAAACTATCGTGCCCACTGTGCCCCTTGTTGCTTGCGGTATGCTGCGTATTCTTCCATTGACATTTTGCTTACGTCATTATTGGTTGAACCGCCGCGTGTACCGATAGGCTTGATAGGTGCTGGGGCATTACTTACTTTTGGTGCAGAAGCTAACTTGTCTTCAATCTTGCCAATCTCTACTGCTTGGCGTGTCGGACTAAGTGCTGCGATTCTGTCCACTTCTTCCGGATGGGCTGAAAGGTGCGCCATCAACTTAGCAGGAACTTCACTTTCTATCAGAGCTTCCGCAATGGTCTTGGTTAGCGGTAACTCGTCAAAGGCCTCACGGTCAAAGCCTGCAATCTTCTCTGCTTCCGCATAGATGGATTCAGTCTTCTGTGTGATCGTCTTGTGTTGTTCTTGTTGCTGTTGTTGCTGGAATGCCTTGTTTGCCTGTCCTAGTTTCCATTCAGTCATGGCTTCAACGTAGTCATCCACATTGGCAAATTCTGCTTGTGTTGGTCTATCGCTGGCTTTACGTTCTGGTTGCTGTGGCTGAGGTGGCGCGAATCGTTCTAAGGTTTCACGATAGGCTTTTAATGCCCTGCGCTCTGCCTTTGCTTCTGCCTTCGCTTTCTCTTTCTGTATGATTTCGTTGAGTTCCGCTTGCGTGAACTTCTTATCATCAGCCTGACTAGATTCATCCTTCGGAGTGTCAGTGCCTTCCGTTGGAGCCGCTAAGTTTTCTGGATTAGCTTCCAGTGGTTGAGCTTCATTGTTTACAATAGCCGTGTCTTGGCCTGTCTCTAATTCTGACATCGTGTGTTTCCTTTCAGCGCATCACTGCGTATGAAGACCAGGGTAAAAGCCACCCAGTAGGCTTTACTGCTAAAGTTGCTTCCAGTTCCTAACCATATAGAACCCATACAAAGTAGTAAGAAATACTAGAAACGGCATGGATATAAATCCAATGTGATAACCAACATAAAAAGCCAATGCTGCTTTGCCGGCCAGATACACATCAAGATTGATGAATCGAAGCACGAAAGCAGTAAACTTGTTATCCTCTGTACCACCTGCTTTCAATACAGTGCGTGTCGTGTACCAATCCACTAGGTTTAATGCGCCAAAAACAGCCGTAATGATGATTACAATCGCCTGTTCACTCATGCCCATGTCCTATACGGTGTTGATGGGTCTGGTGTCGCCTTGTATGCATCAAACTGCTCTGTATCAGCCCCTCGTAAATTAACGTGCCAACCTTTCACTGCAACTTCGTTCTTGTAAATCACACCAATCACATCAATTGAGTAGTCTTGTAAATCTGCCAATACTGTATTAGCCTCAGCTTCATCAGCGAATTTTAGGTAAAAGTCGGTCATGCTGTTAATCCTTTGAGCGTTGCATCTGTATTTCGTGTTGAATAGCATGAAACAGACTTAACGTGACCATTCAAGTATTCCCCTGCTTGGCTTGTACCGATACGCATTCTGTCAGCAATGATTGTGCTTGCTGATGTATCAGTGCCTACAGTGCCACCATTGATTACAGCCGCATAGTCATTCACATTGAAGCCATATCCAGCTTTATTCATTGTGTTAGCTGTTATCGTGCCTAAATCAAGCGCAACCTGCTCTGTTCCTATCCATTTTTGACGGAAGAATGGGTCTGCTGTTTCAGTGCGAAGCTGTAGGTAATTATTAGCCGTGTTGTCATCAATAGATAATGCATTACGGTTGCCAGATGCTGGGCTATCAAATGTGGCTGTAACGCTTGCTTCATTTGTGCCGAACCAACTATAGAAATTACTCCCCTGTATAGTAGCCACATCAGCCGTGCGTGTTACTTGACTTGCACCTGTAGGGATATAGCTAGTAGCGAATGAACCTGCTTCTAGTTGAGCGTATTGCACTGTACCTGTAACGGTCAGCGTTAATGTGCCGGCTGTCGGTGTGAATGTCAGTGTCTTACGTGATGGATATGCACCTGTACCTGTCACCGTA